AAATTACAACAGTATTGGCGGACCATATCATACGGTTTTCACTGGCGATGGTACGATGCACAATAAAACTGAGTATGGTAAAAGCACTGGTGGACACACATATAATAGAAACGGTGGTGGATCTGTCGGACTATCTCTTGCTGCTAACCCTGATATTGGACAATGGCCAACAGAAGAACAAAGAGTTGCAATGGCAAAAGAGGCCGCAAGAATCGCCAAGGGATGGGGATGGTCTGCTAATGATATTACCACTAAGAAGATTATGACTCATGGTGAGGCAGGATCAAATATTGATGGAGTTAATGCACACACTAACTATGGTCCCTTTGGTAGAGGACGCTCTGATACTGATAAGTCTAAAGATGCTGCTTCAGTTGGTGGGATAGCAGATGTAGAACGTTGGGACTTAGATAAACTTAATAGTCATGATGACTTGTATGGTAGTGGTGGTGATGAGATGCGTAGAAGAATTAAAGGATTTATGAGAATGGGTGGACCTACAAAAGGAGAAGGTCTTTATCATATGGGTGAAGAAGGCAGAGAATGGACTTTTGATGCCGACACAACTGCAGCAATTGAGGGAGCATATCCCGGATTGCTGAATGCAGCAACTAAGGCAAAGGGTGCAAAAGCAATTGAAGCCTTGAGATCTTATGCAGATTATGAAATGGCAGAAGTCGTTCCTGTAGTCGTTACTAAACCTGTTCCAGTTCCAATGCCAATGGGTAAAAGTAAGCAGTCATTTAATCAACCAAGTTTAGTTGCTTCTGGTGGAGGATCTTTCCAAGATGTTCTTTACAAAGGTGGTTAAATAGAAATACGAGGTAATACATATGGCAGAATCAAAAAAAGTCACTACTGCTCAAGCAACTCCAACATCAGTAGAAACGATAGATATTTTTTCAAGTAAAACTCAAGGGAAAACTGTATCTATTTTAAATGGTTTGATTGAGTTTAGGTATTATGAAAGTATCCTACAAGATTCTGTGATGGCAACTGTCATGTTTAGTGATTCTGGTAATACTATTGCTGATGATAAAACTGGTGAGGTAAAGAGTGCCCTTGAAGGTCTTCCAATTGTAGGATCAGAGAGAGTAAAGTTTAAAATGACAGATAATAATGAAAATAAAATTGAGTATACTTTCCGGATAAACAATGTCAATCCAATATCAGATGAGACCACAAAGTCTGTTGTCGCATTAAAGTTGGTATCTGAGGAGTGTGAACTTAATGAGGAAGTTAGAATTAATAAAAGATTTGACGGTAAACCATCTGAAGCTATTAAAGAAATACTAACAAATTTTTTAAAAACTGAAAAAGATATAACTGATATTGAAGAGTCAACGGTATGTGGATCAATACCTGCACAAAAGAAACCATTTTATGCTATGAATTGGTTATCTACACGATGTGCGCCTGTAGATAAAAAACCAGGAGTAACAGCAGGATTTTTCTTTTATGAAACATCTAAGGGATATCATTTTAAATCAATTGATTCTTTATTAGGTCAGGAAAAGAAAAAATCTATTATCTATAATGATACACCTGACAATAGAGGTCAAAATATTCCAGAAGGGTATGATGTAAAAGCATTATCTTATTCCAAGGATAACAGAGTAGATGTCCAGAAAAAATTAGAGATGGGAGCATATTCTACTAGATTTGTTTCTTTTAATGTGCGAGATTGTGATTATAAAGTAGCAAATCCAAAGGCTGTTGGTGATGGTGGAACAGAGGAATCTTTGACAAAGGCAGGAAAAGAGTTGCCTAAAATGAGTGATGAGATTAGTTCTGGTAAATTAAAATTCTCAAGAACAACATATTGTATTTTGGATACTGGAACCTTACCTGCGGGTAACACCAAGCAGCAACTAGAAAAGTCAAGGGATGAAAACTTTAAGGTAGGTGAAATTAAAAATCAGGCAATTATGCGCTATAATCAATTGTATGCTTCTAAAGTTGAAGTCACTATAGCAGGAGATTTTTCACTACATGCAGGAGATGCAGTTTATTTTGATGCACCATCATCTCAAAAAGATACAAAGAATGATGACGTTGACCGTCAAATTGGCGGACTATATATTATATCCTCATTATGTCATTTAGTTAATTCCCAAGGGACTTATACTAAATTAAACCTGGTAAGAGATTCCTTTGGTAGAACAGGGAAGGAACCAAAAACTGGTAAACCAGCCACCGAAACAAAAGTTCCTGATACACAACCTTCATATCAAAGAAGTGTATCAACTGCAGCATACGATACTACAACTACTTTCTAAAAAAAATTATGGAAAAAAATATCGAAACTCATATCGAAAAGGATAAACAAATTCTTGAAGATCCGACTATTTCTCCACAAATGCGGCGTCACACTGCAGATGAGTTGGAGCACTTAGAGCGTTATGCAAAAGAGCATGCTAAAGATATTGAGGCAGGAGATCATCATGACCCCACTGCATTTGAAATGTATTGTGATGAGAATCCAGAAGCAGATGAATGTAGGATTTACGAAGATTAATGGCAGAAACAGGAGCACTATTTGATCCTGGTTTTCTAGGAGGAACCTTTAACTGGTGGATCGGTCAGGTTACCGACGATTCCGAGTGGAGGAATAATTCACTGTCTGGAAAATTTGAAGATCCGAATAGTATTCCTGGATGGGGAAGGAGATATAAAGTTCGTATCATGGGTCTCCATGATAAAGAAGAGGAGTCTATTCCATCAGATCAGTTGCCTTGGGCAAATCTCATGTATCCAGTTACTGCTGGTGGTGGACAGGCAAATGCAAGCACAACTCCTGCAATTCGACAGGGTAATTTTGTCTTTGGATTCTTCCTGGATGGATCTGATCAACAGGTTCCTATCATCATGGGTATTCTGGGTAACAATGCCCAGACCTCAATGGCAACAAAGATTGGTACGACTGAATCCAATTTTTCTGCCACTAGTGGATATGCAGAAGGTAAAAATCCTCCAGCAGGAAGTTCCAAACCAACAGCACCTGATGAGGGTTTGGTTACAAAGAAACCATCAAATTCTACATTATCACAAGCAATTGCACCACCTCCACCTGGAACTAAACTTAATAAGTTTGGACTGAGACCAGATCAACCTCTCAGTGCAATTCCGGATGGTTTACAAGTCGCAAACGCTGCTAGAGAGCAAGCAAGAAGCGAAGGTAAGTCAGTTCAGGAAGTGGAAGAAGCCGCGATGCAAGCGGTAGCAGATCACGTTAAAAAATTAAGAACACAACAAGAGTCTCCAGCAACACCAAGTCAAGGGAATCCAACAAAAGAAAATCCTGATGCGATGCATCAACTCTCTTCTGCTGATGTGAAACGTGAATCTAAAATTAGAGAGTGTAATGTTATAATGAAACCTGATCCCGATCAGTTCGTTCAATCAGCAATATCATCAATTCAAACAGTTATTACTAAATTAACTGAGAGATTAAATTCATATCTTGCAGCGATATCTAGTTACATTGATGCAGTATCAAGTACAATTTCAAATATACAGAAATTAATTAGTGATGCTGCCTGTGAAATTGCAAAGTATATGAAGATTGTGATGGATAAGATCATGGAATATGTCATGAAGCAACTTAATAAGGCAATGTCGTCTGCAGTAGCAGCTTTGCCTACACACATGAGAACAATGTTTGCAGATTTAAAGGAGAAAATTGGAGAATTGATTTTATGTTTATATGGAAAATTAACTGAAAATGTTTGTGGTCAAATTGAAAGTCTTTTAACTGATGCATTAGATATGGGTAATGCTGAGGCAAAAGCAAGACAAAATTATGAAAATAATGATGGAGATGATGTGAAGAGAAATCCAAGAGTTCCAGCATGCTATGCTGAAGATGTTGTTGCAAAAATCTTATATTCAAATCAAACTGAAATTGATTCTGCTAACAAAAATATTTTAGATAATGTAAACGAATTCGTTAAAGATATGCAAAGCGAACTTGCAGGTGTAAGTGGATCTATATCTGATATTTTGAGTCAGGTTACAGATGTTGCTGGTAGTATCAGTGGTGCTCTCTCATTTACAAATATTAGTCTTAATATATTTGGTTGTGAACTAAAACCAAATGTAGCAGTATCTGATAAGTATTGTATGGCACATGGTGGATCCGCACAACCAGATACTAAGTTCCCAAGTTTGAAATCTATTGAAGATTCAGTATCTAGTGGAATTGATAAAGTTCTTCCACCACCCCCAGAGGCATTTGCACCACCTCCTGCAGGAACTGCTATCATTAACCTCTTAACTGACAACTAAATATCTTTACGACAAATAATAGGTAGTCAATAAATCAGCATGTCGTTTAATCTCTTCGGACCAGCAGACAAATGTGATATTAGGGTTGGATATATTTCAACCACAAGAGGTTACGTTGATGGTGTCAACCGATATGAAGCTAATAAGTATGCAAAATTGAATCCAGGAACTCAATTTATTCTCAGAAGAAGAGATAAAATTCAGTTCATGAATATCAATGAAGTTAATAAATTAGAACCAAAGGATCTTCTTCCAGAAAATTCTGCTGGTGGCAGCAGAGGATGTTCTGGTATTACCGGACTTGATATTTACGATGATGGTGGTGGAATAAGATCAGATGCTTTTGATGATGCAAATCCATATGTTAATTTTTCAGGTGGTAATGGAATAGGAGCAA